GCCCTGGTTCTCGAGCTCTTCCTTCTTGGTGATGACGATTGGAGCGACGAAGTCCGACCACTCGTAGAGGGCTGGCTGCATCACGTCCTGGACGGCCAAGGAGACGGGCTCATAACCAGTGGAGAGCTGAGTGATGGTGGAGTGCTCGCTGACGGCGAGGGGACGCTGGATTTTAATCCCGCCCGACTCATATTCAATACCACCTAGTCTCTTAGCGAAATCGAGGAAGGGGACGCGCTGGAACAACTCGTCTACTTCGCCATCACGTATGCTAAAGAGAGTAGATGACAACAGTTCATTACTGATTGGCATGTTACTTTCCCTTATTGTTGATTGTTACTAGACACATATTACTTTGAACAAAATCGGTTGCCAGCAACAACGCTGGTCCGCTCTCCACAGTTTCACTTCTCGGTGACCTTTCGGTTCGATGATGACGTCGGGAGGAGTTGCACGAAAAACTGTATTCAGTAAGTATTCTGGTATCTCGCGAAAATCTCACTTGACACCATTTGATTTGTGCCAGAGGTAAGCAGAGTATGCATCCTTGAACTTTGGTGGTGCAGCATTCCTCACTGCATTTCCAGTCGATGTCTTCTTCAGTGCTTCCTTCTGGACCTGGCGGACCTGATTCGACTGCTCGATGCTCTGCTGTCCCTTCACCAGGTAGTATGCATCCTCAAGCTTCAGTTCTGGACGCTCCATCAGGAGCTTTGCGATAGGAACTCGGAGGTCGTCGCTTGTTACATCTGGATGCTTTGTCTTGAATGAGTCCAGAGCTGCTTTCCTCTGTTGGACAGCAAGGTCCTGCTGCAGCGGCTCCAGCATCTGCTGCATCATCTGTGCTGCCTTCTGCTGTATGCGCTCCTGTAGTCCTTCATCCGACCAGGGATCAGATTCGACTGGCTTGCTTGCGATCTCCCTCACGTTCCTGGCAAACTCTGACTCAGAGAGCATCGCCCTCTGCTGCTGTAGATTCTGCTTCTCTGCTTCCAGAGCTCTCCTGAGCTCAGCTATCTCCTGTGTCTTCTGTGTGTATGAGGAGCGGAGGTTCTGGACCAACTTCCTGCCGTTCTCTGGAATGTGCTCCAGGATCTTCTTGTAGTCTGGTATCCCCTTGTGCGTGCCCTGCATCACAGGATCCTCGCCAAAGTCTGCATTCATTAGCTCGTCTAGGCTAAGCTCATAGTCATCAACTGTGCCACCAGACTGGTCATCTGAGACACCGGTATTCAGTGTGTTGTGGTTGTTATCAACTGCAGCTGCCGATGTCTCTGTGGTCGCTGCAGGTGCCATTGCTGGCGTGGCTGCTTCTGTGCTCATTTGTTACATCCTTGACGCGAACATAGCGTCCATATCTTCTGTGCTCATCTCTTCAGGCGACTTCTCGCCTTCCTCTTCTCCCTCACCGCCAGACTCGACCTCGACTTCCACCGAGACCTTCTTTGGCTGCTTGAGGAACTTCTTGAATCCAGCTGACTTCGCTGCCATATTGAGGCGACCAGCAAGCCCCTGGATGCCTGAGTCGTCTGTGATGCCAGTGACATCGACCACCGCATCCTCAGTGAGGACTCCCTCTGCAACTGCATCCTCGATTGCCTTTGCAAACATCGAGATGAGGCGCATGAACTCTGGTGGCAGTGTGCTCTGTGTCTCACCACCGAACTTCTCATACTTCTCAGAGATGCCGAACAGCGGTGTGAGCCTGTTTGCGGCATCGACCAGAGCGTTCAGTGTCTTACCAGTGAAGCGGCCCTTTGGAGCTGCTGCAGAATACATCTCATCCTCTGATTCCTCGACATCGCCCTGACGCTGCATGGTGCGCTGCCTCATCTGCTCAAGCTCATCACTCTTCATCTCTTCCATTGGCATCTCAAACTCCTGTTGATGTGGTGGTATCTGACTCGGCTAACATGGAATGTGCGGGAAACGTCTCTACAACAGCTTTCATCTTGTCGCCATCAAACTTCTTTAGATTATCCGTGTATGTCTGTGACACTTTGTCAAGTCTATCGCGTTCAGCAAATGCCTTTGTCTTGTAGTCCTGGACGAACTTGTCACCGCCTAGATCAGATTCACGGACAAGACCACGCTCTCTCAGGATTCTATCCTGGTGTCCCCTGCTGAATACTCTCTGTCCAAGTCCAGCATCCCACTTTCCGTTGATGCCCCAGTCAGAGTCGCCCCAGTGTGCAGTTGTCCTCGCACAGAGGGAGAAGATGCGCTGTGAATCCTCACCGCAGTCAGGGCAAGGAAGCTTCTCCACGGTATGTGTAGCAATCATCTCCCAGGTGCCATGGTCTTCACAGACGAACTCATACAGCGGCATCAGGCGCCACCGATAGAGCCAGCAATCATTGCAGTGGGCTCAGGTGCTGGCATCGATGGTAGTCCGCCCTCAAGTGGAGGTGGTGCAGCGGCTGCGGCTGGAGACTCGAGGAAGTCTGGTGGGAATCCATAGAGCCTGATGAGCTCCTGCTTGATAGCCTCGACTGGAACACCAAGCTGGACAAGGGATGGTAGGAGCTGGAGGAGCTGCTGCTTGCGGAGGATGTCAGTCATTGGTGTGGAGCCACCGTCCACTGCAACGAACTTCCAGTCTGCATCGAGCCGTGCAGGAGTTACCACCTTCGAGCCATCAGGAGTCACAATAGCGACGCGGTCTCCCTCCTCGATGAGTGGGATGAGCATCCTGACGTAGAGCTGGGATACATGCTCCATCGTGCTGTCGCGGTCTCGTGCCATCTTGCCCAGCTCGGATGCCGTGTACTGCATGAGTGCTGTGATCTCGGTGGCCGTTGCCTTCGATGCCTCACCACGAGTGAAGCCAGCAGTAAGTGAGCCCTTGTTGAGGTCCTGCTCGACGTAGTTCAGATACACCGAGTGGTTGCTCGACATTGGTGTGACTGGAACTTGGTCAATGAGACCAGAGAGAGTGTCCGCATCGGTCGGTATCATTGCACCGTCGACGCCGGACGTGATTTTAGCCAGGGCCTCCTCATCGAAGGCGCCCTCCTTGTAGATGTACTGACGGGAATCGCGTCTGACGGCATTAGCCCAGAAGGTCCGCAGGATGTTTTTCTCGAAGAGCTGGTCATAGACTCGTGCGATGGCTGAATATCCCTCCATCGGACGGTCTGGACGCCTGGCAAAGTAGAATGGAACTAAGTTGGACATAGGGCGACCATCATAAGTAATGACTGGGATTGGATCGCGTGATAGGAGTTCTTCGCCGGATTTCCAATTTGAAGACCAAAATAGAAGTTCATTATTTAGAAAGTCGTACATCTCGACGACTTCAATGTACAAGTATTCATTAGGTAGGTCTGGGGAATCTCCGTATGAGCGGTAGTTCCTATCGTTGTTCCTTTCGTAGTCAGTGAAGTAGTCTCTCTGTGGTGTGCCCTGCCATTTCTTAGTTCCAAATTTTTGATTGGCCTCCTCGACTGGAAGCCAATAGATGTGTCCAATGAATCGACAGTCTTCCCAGGCTGCTGCATCTCTATCGAGGATGACCTGCCAGGGAGGAACTGCACGCATGGCAATCTTGCCCAGGAGCGTATTAGACTCTCGAGGTGCAAGCTTTAGGAAGGAGTGCGTGTAGATGAGTGCCATGCGTGCAGCGTTTTCAACCTGCTGTCTACAGTCCTTTAGGAAGTTGTTGACGACGTTCTTTGTTACATTGATGTCGCCGTTACCGCGGACATCTGGTCCCAACTCGATTGCTGGATACTTTGAGAACAAGGATCCCATCATCGATTCGATGGTGGCGTAGCCGTCTGCAGTTTCTACTCTGATAGCGGTCGCATCGATGAAGTCGGTATCAGAGTAGAAGCGTGTGAGATAGGCGTTCCGGTACTTCTTCATCAAGGGACGCAGTTCATCAAAGTAGTCAGTGTGCTGCTGCTGAGCTGCACGGATGAACTGGATTCTGTCTTTGTCTGTTCTAGCCATTGAGGCTCCCTTGTTCGAATAAGTATTCATCAGAACGTTCTGGTTCTAAAAATGTTTGAAGTCTGTTCTTACTTTCTTTCCAAAAGAGCTCGCTGATTTCTAGACCAATACAATTTCTGTTTTCCAGAAGCGCTGCTACGGCCGTAGTCCCACTCCCAGAGAAAGGGTCAAGAATAGTGTTGCCTGATTCAGTGAAAGCCCTGACGATTTTTCTCATGAGAGGAAGTGGTTTGACGGTAACATGAGAAATACCATTTTTTTCATGCTTCGACGCCGAAGGAAAATCCCATGTTGTTACAGTGGCTTCCATTGGATCAACAAGACCAACGCCCCATTTACTGTAATTTTGTGCGTATGTTCCTTCTTTGGGCTTTTGAGCCACTACAAAAGGCTCAATCACTTTTCCAGGCCCAAGAATGACTCGGCTCGTATCGATACTATGCTTAGAATTTTTCTTAGTAGGCTTCTGCTGGTTTGGGAGTGCAGAAGGTTTCCGCCAGTAAAATTGTTCTCTAATCTCGAATCCAGACAGCTCTAGAGCTTGCAAAACTCCAAGAAGAAGTCGTCCCTGGCTAAAAGTCACACAAAAAGAGCCGGGCTTCAAAACTCGATAAGATTCCTTGAAGAAAGGAAGAAGAAAGTCCCTAACGTCAGAATTCTGCCCAGCAGACCAACTCATACCTCCGCCTTTCTTACCTGCGAAAGCTCCACCACTAGATGGAGTATCTTCAAGAGTATCAAACTCTCCCTCTAAATGAGTTAGACCATAGGGAGGGTCCGTAATGATCGCATCAATTGATACATCATGAAGATTTTTCATGTATGAAAGACTGTCACAGTTGATAATTTCAATCATTCGCCGTGTCCCAAAGTTGCTATTAGTTCTGGTAGGCTCTCTCTTATGTCCTTCCAGTCGCCGAGAGACTCATTGCCCAGGCAGGTCCAGCCCTTTCCTGGATGACCACGGTGGAAGAGCTCCAGACGCTTCGCCTCTGGAAACATTTCTTCGATACGGAGCAGGACCTCTGCAGGCTTTGCACCATTCGCCCCTCGCTTCCAAGTGACAAACTGATGGACAGCCCCTGCACCACGTGGTGATGGTATCTTTCCACGCTTACCGACGATGCATACCTCACACCTCTCCATTGTGAAAGGTCCAGCAACACCTACCATCCTGTCCCATACAAAAGCGATAGTTGCATACTTGAAGCCCCAGGCCTTCATGACATCGATCGCATCAGCTAGCCGCTTTGTGCTTGTCCACATGAACAGCACAGAGTTCTTGTTAGCGGTCTCGGAAACAGGGAGCTCTTTCAAATCCTGGATGGACAGTGTCTCATAGCCAAGAGTCACCTTTGAATTTGACACCTCCCACGGTGGATCAGCATAGATCACATCAAACTTCTTCGTCCATCCCATAATCAGTATCTCCTTAGTTGTGTGTAGTAGAATACAATCTCTTCCTTAGTCAAAGATGGGTTACCTGCGACGTCCCACTTAGCGTTGAGAGCCCCCTCCTGACGCCAGCAGACTTCCCATACATCCTTCCAAACGGCATCAAGATGAGGGATGTGGGCCTCGATGAAGAAGTGAGATGCCGGCGAGATCCCGATCTGATTCTGAATGAGTTTGCCCGCTGCAACGCCGACTCGTCTGATAGCATGGGTTGCACCTATCGGGCTCTCGAGCCAGGACCAGTCGGGATGCGTGCAGGGACCTTTGGTCCTGGGCTCGCGTGGGTGCTCAGCGCGGCGCCAGATCTGGAAACAGGTTGGAACTGCGCGCGGCGTGCCTTGGGGCGTATGGAATGAGTCGAGGGGGAGGATCCTCTCGTGCACTAAATGAAAGCCCTTGTGGAGCCGATTTATGACGGACGCTTTCCTGAATGTCCTGGGCAGAATGAAAGCGATGGTATCAGCGAATCGGGCGGACCTATTGAAGAACTCGATCGCAAGAGAAGAATTCTTTCCAAAGGGAGGATTGCCGACAACGAGGCAATCTCGAGGAGGTGTAAGTGGTTCCCACGTCAAGTAGTCAGCACGAATTATCTCGGAGGCACTGGGGTCTAGGTCGATGGCGATCGTACCGCGTGGGAGCAGGTTCAGAAAACTTCCGCTACCAGCTGAGGGTTCAACGATAAGACTCCAGTCTGCCAGCGGCCCGATCTCTTGCACGATATCTTCAAGGCATTCCCTTGCCACAGAGGGGTTAGTGTAGAACTGATCAAGACCACCGGTCATCAGTATCTCCTCAGGTCTTCAAAGCTGCCAGCACGCGATGCGCGTGCGATCTTTCCGCGAACAACCCACTCGGGCAAGTATGCCCGTGGTGGGACATGAATTCCCTTTGCACACTGGAGGCTCAGTGCAAGGGCGATGACGGTATCACCGTGGTGGATGCCGTTGCGTGGGCAGAAGGGCTCGCCACGGTCGTTCACCTTGAAGGAGCGGAGCTCACCGACAGTCCAGTTGTCGAGCATTGTAATGGCACAGCGACCGATGGCATCCTTCACGCCCTCCAGCATCGCGGCCTTCGATGGTCCGGTGGTGATCCAGTCCTTCCCATCCCCGTCCTTCCAGAGGGGAATGCCCATGTGCTTCAGCTCGGTGATGATGACGCCGCCCCAGGTGCCGTTCGATTCGACCAGGACCTTTGCATCGCCCCACTTCCTGCTCGCATCGGCGACCACCTCGGCCCATAGAGTCGGATTCAAGGAATTAGAGCGCCTGATCTCGACGATCTGGCCACTCCCGACAGAGAGGACCACAAGGGCGCTGAAGTCGCCGCCTGTTCCAGCACCGGCATCGACGCCGATCGCATAGCGGTCGTCCTTGTCAGGCTTCGCAAGGGCACCGCCCTCTGTCTCCAATTGGACACGCTCGACACCGTCCAGTAGATCAGCATCGATCCAGGCACCGTCAGTCTGGGCATAGGCATCCTCGACAGTGAGGGGATACTCTCGACGGAACTTTGAGCGTCCCAGCTTGCCCACCATTGTCGCCTCCCAGTACTGCTGGGGAATAGTGAGTGGGCTCGAGCCGTTCCAGATCCAGTCGTTCGGTGGCTCACGGACATACTCGGCGTGCTGCGTCCAGGGGAAGAAGAGGAAGTTCCATTCGACCATCTCGGCATCCCACAGCTGGATCTCCTGGTGGAGGGGATCGCCCCAGTGGTTGGCGGTTGACTCGATGCAGAGCTGGCCACCATTGAGTGCGGAGATGGCGGTTGCTTTGAGCTCGTCCCCGTCAGGGGCGAAGGCGAACTCTGACATGTGGATTGACGAGGCCGTGAACGAGCGGAGGCCGCCCTCACCGCCGGCGCTGTGCGCCTGCACGGTGGCACCGGTATCCTTTAAGGTCATCTGGCGGCCATTGACGACAGAGAGCTCGCGCTGGAGGGCAGGCGGCAGGCCGGCCCAGAAGCGCTTGAAGATCTCGAAGATGTGCTGGGCCGATGCCATCTTGTGGGAGAGGATGACGTGTGTCATCGGATCCCGGGATGTGTACCACTTCCAGAAGAAGAAGGCAGCAACGGCGGTGGTGGAACCGATCTGGCGGGGCTTCAGGATGAGCGTGTCGTCGCCGGCATGGAGGGCCTCAATGACCTTCATCTGCTCCCAGTTGGGACGGAGCTTCGTGATGCGGCCCTTCTTGTCGATGATGTCGAGCTTCGCAATGAACTGGATGGGATCATTCAGCGTATCGCCGAGCGTGGGTGGTAGCACCTTGCGGGGCCGACCAGTCTTCTTAGGTTTTGCTATGGATGCCTCAGGAGGGGGCGGCATCTGTACGGGGACGGGCCTCACTCAGGCGTCCCACCGTTCTGTGCAAGCCAGCCATCAAGGACGGATGTATCGCCGCCACCTGGGAGTTTCATTTTTCCCTTTGTCTGCTGCGTGATGTTCTTCAGGAGCTCCAGGATTACAGTCTTTCCCATCTCTGGAGAACCACCAGCCTCCATTTCCTTGATGGCAAGCTTTAGGAGCTCCCACGAGAGGCTGTTTATGTCACGGTTGTTGATAGCCTGGAGGGCTTTACCGTACTTCGAGCGTGATCTTGGCATTGTGTTGTGGCTCCTTATTGGCCATATGACATAAGTATGTTGGAATTCTTTGTAGTTCCAGTCTGAAAGAAACTTTTTTTTCGGGAAGTTGTTGTGAGCAACAATTCTTATTACAGCCGCAGCAGAAAGTTAGGGGCTGCCCCCCCTTTACACACTCTTAACACATGTAAAAACCGCCAACTATTTCACCATCCAACCTACCAAAAGCCACCAGCCCCATTAAATTAGTTATGTGAGGACGGTGGTTAGGAGCCAAGGTCCTCACGGCAACGGACAACAAGAGGCGAGGTGTGGGCATGCCAGTACTGCAGTTACTGCCGGACTGCGGTAGCACGCATAACGGCATTGCATTGCAGTTACGGCAGCCCATGATTGACTCAAATCTGTAGGGGCTGATGACTCACATAATCCCATCAGCTCAGTGCCGAATGGACGAAATTACATAGTCCAATATTGACTCAAATCTGTAGGGGCTGGAGTGAATGGTAATCCCATCAGCATACCGTCTGATGGACGAAATTACATAGTCCAATATTGACTCATCTGCGCGCTATCTGGTGCGGTTGCTAACCGCTGTGGAGGGTATTGACATGGCTTTCTTTGATCAGATCATGGATGCAATCGAATACAGTGGGCTCAGCAAGCCGTTCTACTGTTTTGTGTGGGTGGTGTTCTACGCCGCATTGGGTGGGACATGTGGGAGTCCAGGCCGATGAAAGCGTTTTCTGAACTTGTACAATTTCTGGATGGGAGTGGACCGGGTCGCATTATCATTGGGAGTGTGGAGCTCCTGCTCCTCATTGGGCTCTATGCCCTATGCGATGCGTGCTGAGTCGCTGAGGGTCATCGGTGACATCAGTAATGAGAGGTTGATGTTGATATTGAATGGCATCGATGTTGTCACGAATGACCTCTGATGTGGCGTGACTGCTGCACTGCGAGACTGCGGGACTGCGATGGACGACATATTCAATAATGTGAATACTTCGCGACAGTGAGTACTCCAACGTATTTCCAACAAACAGCAAAAAGCCCTGCGGGCTAGCAACCACAGGGCCTCGCTTCGCTCGGCCCCGATTCACCTTTAAGTGGTCGGGGAGAGCCTTTTCTGTGTTCCTTACAGGGGCGCGAGAAGGACCTCATCTACTATCCAGGTCTCTTTGGGCTGTGAGCCGTATGTCCTGATTCTGTAGTTGTGCTGACGTCCTGGAGCGAGGTGTGATGATGAGTAGTCCTGTCTGTCTATGATGATTGCGAGCTGTGGCTGTGGTAGAGGGAACTTCTGGCTGTAGCTTCGATACATTATGACCTGACCTATTTCGAACTGTGGTGGGAGGGGCTTGTAGTTGCTCATTGTATGTCTCCTTCTGTGCTATTGAAGCGTTTTCTGAAGAGTGCTGTCGCTGACTTGAAGCTGGGGTCTTAGTGCGTCCAGTCGTGGTGATGGCAGTTCAGTCATT